GAAGCACGCTTTTGGTAACGCGACCGTGTACCGGATCGACGGCCTGAAAAACGCCGGTGTTTACGCCAAGGTCCAGCTTGTGACCCAACGCGTATCCGGTGCCCAGAAATCCCTCACCAAAGTTCTGGCCGGAAGCATCTACGACACCGCCGGGGCGGGAAGCAATCGCCTGACGGGCCTTCGCGCTTGTTGTAACGAGAGCTCGACGGTCGCTTACGGCGGTATTGCCGAGGACGATCTGGTCGCGGCCGACGGGACAAAGCCCTGGGAAGGGAAGATGATCACGACCGAAGAGGATATCACCCTCAACGTGATCCGTACCATGTCCACCGCCGCGAAACTCCGCGACGGGGCCAAGGGAAAGCCCGACCTTGTAACCATGCCCGAAACCCTGTGGAACGTCATTGCCGACATCCTTCAGGCCCAACAGCGCTTTGTGGACTCGAAAGAGACCGCCAACGCCGGTTTCACGGGGCTCAAGTTTGAAGGTAAGGACCTTGCGCCGGACGATTACTGTCCGAGCGGCCACGCTTTTGCGCTCAATAGCGCCCATGTCGGCTTTGCTGTCCATAAGAGCGGGAACTACATGCGGAGCAAATGGAAAGTGATTCCTGATTCTCCCGAAGACCGGACCATGAAGATCTACTGGGACGGAAACCTGATCGTGGACAACCGCAAGGCCCACCAGGGACACAGCAACCTTTCTTAATCAACCATCGTTGACCCGGTAAACCCGTAGGAAGCGCGGATCGGGTCAACGCAACCCTCGCTTCATTAGGAGAAACGTTATGACCAAACCCATCAAGAAAGCCGGATTCAGCCAGGGGATTTACGAGCAGTCGAAAACCGCAAAGGAGATGCTCGGCACCATTCGAATCCTGCAGGACGGGCGGAAATTCCGGTATGCAAAGGCCGGATCAAGCGCCCTCGTGGCGGGCAAAATGGGCCTTGGGGCGTCTTTGGACTCCGCCCATGTCAATCAATCCATCACGGCAGCCGTGCCTCTTGGGGAACATACCCTTGATTTGACGGTTACCGCAGGCACCGCCATTGCCGAGGATGAGCTCCGGGGGGGCTACTTCATGGTGCAGGACGGGACCGGAGAGGGACAAAACCTTCTGATTGCCGGGAATAGCGCCATGAGCGCTTCCGGAACTTCCATTCAGGTGGCCCTTGACGATCAGATCCGGGTGGCCCTTGACACGACCAGCGAGTTCTCTCTCGTCCGTTCGCCCTGGTACGCGGTTTATGAGTCTGCAACCGCTGAGCAGATGGTCGCGGGCGTGCCGCCTATCGCCGTGACGACCCTTTATTACTACTGGGCGCAGACCGGCGGCGTCTGCAATGTGTTGCAGGAGGGCACTCCCGCCGTGGGTACGAACCTCGTGGTTTCCACCGCGACGGCCGGGGCCGTGGTTGCCATTTCAAGCAGCGTCGATGTTGACCTGCCCATTATTGGCTACACCTACGGTACGGCCGGTGTTGCCGGTGAATACACTCCGGTGTTCCTGACCATCGATTAACCAGTTTTTTAAGCGCGTTTGCCGGGGGAGGCGGGAGTCTCCCCCTTCCCCAACTGGAAACCAAGAACGGAACAACTGGAGGACTTCATCATGTCTCTTACAATTTCGAATAAGTCTTATTTTGCGGGCGGAATGCGCGAGACCATCGCGGATGTCGCCTTTGACAGTGCTTATGCGTACGGCGGCGAGAGCCTAAAGCCGGGGAATGTGGGCTTGAGCAAAATTCACAAGGTCCATATCGAACCGAAGAACGGATACACCTTCGAGTACGATTACACCAACGAGAAAATCAAGGTCTTTGCACCGGCCCCCCCGATCATTTATGAGGAAAAGCACACGGCCGTCGCAAACCTGATCACTCTCGATTACCCGGCGGCATGGATTGTCAATGTGTGCCAGGCCGGGCAGCACATGGCGTGGAACAAGAGCATGGCCGCCGCGTCTCTTGGGGCGAATACTTTCTGCCTTGCGAGCGACATCGCAGACGGCGAAAGGACCCAGATTTATACCGACGGTGCGACCGATACGGTCTATGTCACCTATGTCACCCAGGCTTGGGCCGAACTGTTCGCCCAACTGGTGCAGGAAGAGGCCGTCACCCTGGCGACAGGGGCCAACAACCTTGCCAACAAGCTGATGGCATTCGGTTTCTGTCACGCGGCCACGACCGGCGCTCTGGTGCCGGTTGACATTTCCGACACAACCGCGACCGGCGAGGTTGGCATCAAGATGGGCTACGCGACCGGCGCTCTGGACATCAACGCCGCCCAGAACGGCGAAGCGGCCGTAGTGACGTACCTCAAAGAGCCCGCTTCCGGATTCCTGACGGATCGGTTTATCGAGGACGAGGATCCGGCAAAATCGGGTTCCGACCCGTACCTGCAGACCTTTGACCGCCAGCTTCTTTTGTGGTGCATCTCCGGTTATGCCACCGTTAGTGGTGGGGCGACCCTCGCGTTCATTGAAGAGGACGCAACACCCGCAACCGGCGAAATCAACACAAATTGGGGCTATCGCGGCCCGGCCGGAACCGGTGCGGCCCCCGCGGGTGGATTTGCGTTGGGCGGCAAGGACAATGCGACGGTTACCGCTGGCGCCTACCTGTTCGGGCATCCGTGGGAAATCCCCGGCCTGAAACAGTTAGAAGTGAAGAACGGTTCCGATCTCTCCGGCCTTTCGAGCGTAAGGGTCGAAGTGATCGGCAGATAAGCGGCCTCACCCCGCTAGGTGGCAGGGAAACGTATCTCTCTCCCCGGAGTAACTGCCACCACCATCAAACGGAGGTTGAGCCATGGCGGTTACGCAAGCGACGCTTATCACCGATTTGACCCGGATCATTCAGGATGGGTCCTACGATACGACCGAACAACTGGCCTTTTTGAATCAGGCCATGAAAGAGGTTGCCGGGGACGGCCGGGTTTTGCTCCCTGGCCTCGAAGCCCAATCAAGTGTCACTACCGACAATTCAAACCCATATGTAGCGCTTCCGAGCGACTACCAGAAGAATCTCTTCTACGTCTACAACGCCACGAAATATTGGAAAGTCAAGATTTGCGCGAGCCTGGGGGATTTGTACCGGCGATTTCGAAGGCTGGACCAGAGCGGCACCATTAAGGGCGTAGCGGTCAAGGGGGATTACATCCATTACCAGCGGATTCCGTCAAGCGCCGAGACGCTGCAGCTCCATTACTACCGCAAGCCTTACGACATGCTGAGCTATACGGCCTCGACCATTTCATTCAACGGCGACAACAATACCATCGACGATTCGGCCGAAGGTCTCGGAGATTTTAAAGTAGGCCAGGTGATCGACTCCACCGGGACCGAAGACAACAACACCGCGTTCACCGTAACGGCGGCCACGGCGGCGTCATTGACCGTCAGTGAAGCCGTGACAACCGAAGCGGCCGGGACTGAATTCACGCTCAAGAGCCGCCCCGACGGCATTCCCGAGCATCTGATCAAGCCATTGCTTTTGAGCCATGCGGCCATGAGCATCTTTGACGAGATTGAAGACGGCCAGGAGGGGAACAAGACCAATACGGCCCGGCATGAGGCGAAGTTTGAAAAGTTTATGCTGAAACTCATCGCCTTTATCGGACCTGAAGGCAGAGCACCGCAACCGATTAACGATGAGCTGAACCTTGAGGCGTACATATGAGCAAGCCCATAACAGTCGGCGCATTTGTCGGCATGAACAACCTGGACTCGTCGGACAACCAATGTATCAAAAATGGCGTTGGTTACCCGCGAATCATCCTAAACAGCGATGTTACAAGCCGTGGACGTTTGCGGAAGCGGGACGGGTACACGAAGGTTGTATCTCTTACGGCACCACACAGCATGTGGGCCGGGGACAAGTGCATGCTGTGCGTCTCTGGCGGGATGCTATACCGGATCGAGGGGGCAACGGCCACCGCCGTCGGAGCTGTGACCGATAACGATTCGCCCATGTATTATGCCGAGGTTGGGTCTCTGGTCTACTACAGCAACCGTTTTTGCAATGGGGTCTTTGACCCGGACGCCAATTCCACCTCTTCCTGGGGGATTGACCTTCCCAACGGTCCCATGTTGAGCAGCGCCAATGGGAACCTGGATGCCGGGACATACCATGTGTGCCTTACAACGGAGAACGACAATGAAATCAGCGGAAACGGGCCTATCGGGCAAATATCCCTTTCGTCGGAAGGGGGTATCTCAATCTCAAACCGAGGGGAAGACGATATCGTCTGGTGTACCGACCCCAACGGAGACATATTTTTCAGAGTGGGAAAGACAGATTCAATCGTCAATATCCCGAGCGTTGAGCCGCTCCCAAGCCTATTCTGCTACCCGCCGCCCTACGTTCAACACTTGACCCATGCTTTTGGGCGCATGTGGGGCAGCGTGGGGAACAGGGTTTATTATTCGGAGCCATTCAAGTGGTCCTGGTGGAAGAAGGGGACATCGTATTTTGAGTTCGCCACTAACGTCACCATGATCGCCAAGACCAGGACGGGCCTCTTCATTGGGTGCGAAGACCGGACCCATTGCCTTTTAGGGACCAAGCCGGAAGAGATGCAGAATCTTGACGTTGGCGCCGGGGCCATACCGGGAACCCTGGCTTATTGCAACAATCTCATCGAACTGGGTGACACCATTTCTCCGCCGGAAAAGAAACATGAATCCGTGCCCGTTTGGGTCTCGGAGGAAGGAATTGTGGCCGGAAACCCCGTGGGGCGGTTGTTTTCTCTCTCTCAGGGGAAAGTCAAGTTCTCCCCCGGAAAGCATGGCGCAAGCCTGTACCGCCAGAAGAACGGGGATTTTCAATATTTGACCAGTTTTTACAAAGGACCCGATGAGGATTCAGTCGGGATGAACGATGAGGCAACCGTTACCGTCATAAGGAATGGAACGGTGATTTAGAAAAAAACCAAAAATTTGGGCGCACTTAGGGGCTGATCACCACCTTAGTGTCAAAGAAGAAAAGGCCATGCGGGGCCGCATCTCTGCATTGGCCTTTTCTTTTGCCCAATAACAACGGGCTCAAAAAATGAGCCGTTTAAAGGAGAGCAAGCATGGACAGGATAATTTTACCAAGCAAGAACATCATCGAACCTCTCAGGGACAATCCGGACGCACGGTATGCCGCAAAACACCCCATTGAAAGCGGCCTCGCCCTGCATGGCGTCTACCAGTGCGACCAGTACCGCAAGGGGAATCTGATCGCCGGCGGACACCCTGAAGCGCCAAACACGTTCATCACGGAAGGCATGAACTATCTGTTGGACGTCATTTTCGGCACTACTTCCAAAACGGGCGCCGCCATCTGGTATCTGGGGATTTTCCAGAACAACGTGACCCCCGCGGCGGCAAATGTGGCCGCAACGGCTTTGGGTGCCGCTGGCACATACGGAGCGGTCCAGGCAACGACTGACGTGGATGAGACGGCCTTTGAGGCTTACACCATAGCTGCCGCCGCTTCCGCGTCTTGCACCAACGCCGCCAGCAAGGCTGAGTACACAATGGCGGACACAATGACCATCTATGGGGCGTTTTTGTGCAACACAAGCGACCCGACATCAACCGCCGGGAAGCTGATATCGGCCAAAAAGTTCAGCGCTTCCAGGTCGGTTATCGCGGATGACGTTCTGAGCATCACCTACGTTATCACGCTGACCACATCGTAGCGTTCGACTGACCATCAGACATTGCAATTTTAAATATAAGTTCGGAGGACACATCAATGGAAAAAGGACATATAGGGGCAACCGTATCGGTGGAATTGGAAAGGCCCATGATTTACCGCCCTCGTTTCCTGGCGGAAAGCATTTGGGACGTTGAACACTGGCGCAAAGGTGAGTTGCTGGCCCTGACCAGGGACCACAACATTTGCACCGATGAAGGGCTTAACGCTCTTCTGGATATCATGTTCCATGGCGCCACGCAGATCACGACATGGTATGTGGCCCTTTTTGAAAGCGACACCACCCCGGCTGCCGGGACCACCTACGCCACGCCGGTTTATACGGAGTCTGCCGCCTATACGGAAGGCGCCAGGCAGGCTTTCACGGAAGCAGCGGCCAGCAGCAAATCCATTACAAACAGCGCCAGCAAGGCCACCTTCACCATGAACGCCACCAAGACAATTTATGGTGCGGCCCTGGTTGGCGGTGGGACCGACGCGACGGACAATACCGATACGGCGGGCGGTGGGACGCTTTACTGCGCCAGCAAGTTCAGTTCGGCCAAGAGCGTTGAGAGCGGCGATGTGCTGAAGGTAACCGTCACCATTACGGCGGCGGACGCTTAATCTGATGCGGCTCATTTCGGTGGGCCGCAATAGGAGAGGTCTATGGCATGGCTTGAAGGTTGGGTGTATAGGATGGAGTTTTATATCGACCAAGCGAAGGTGCCTTATTCGTTGTCGGACTTCCCGGTTCCTTTTGTTTTGGGGGCGGGTGTTGGCGTCGGTGAAGGCGGGGACAGTTCCGCCGTTTTCGACGACATCGAGGATGCTGACCGAAAGAAGATCGCCATCACGACCGATGATGGAGAGACGCAGTGTTATGTCGAGATCGAGAAATGGGATTCGGCCAATAGAAAGGCATGGCTGCATGTCAAGCTGCCGTCCATATCACCTGCCTTATACACGAGATTCTATCTCTACTACGACCCGTCTCAACCCGAGAACACATCCTATGTGGGCGATCCCGGAGACGCTGCCGCTCAAAACGTTTGGGATGCCGACTTTGCTGGTGTCTATCATTTAAGCCAAGATCCAGCAGGGGACGTCGTTGACGCCATAAAGGATTCAACGTCGAACGGATGCCATATGACTCCGAGGAAAACAAGTGGCGACATGGTTTCAGAAGATCTTGTTGCCGGCAAATTTGGAGGGGCAATCGAGCTGGATGGTAGCGACGAATATTTAAGGAACGACAACACTCTTCTTGGGACTGTCTTAAATAATTGTCTCCCCATGACAACAGAGATTTTATTCAAGCCAGACAGCACCGGCTTCGGGTGGGAAAAAGGGATCGTGTCCGTAGCGGCGTATGAGCCGAATTGGGCGGGCGACTATAATGGTCACGTCATGTCGGTTCAGAATGTATCTGGTGGGTCGGCAAAACTAGGTAGTTGGGTGGGCAACGGAGGAGACGGACCCTCCAATAGGAGTATCGCGACGACAGACAATTATTGCATTGTAGGAGACGAATGGAATTACTTGGTAGGGGTCATCAGTTCCGGGTCAACGCACGTAGACCATGCCATTTATGTCAACACAATCCCGCAAGCACTGACCTGCGACGACGGGACCAACACCACCAATAGAACAACTTATAACTATACCTCCGTTGGCGCTTTTTACGGGTGGAGGAGGTACAATCCGTTAAAAGGCCAATACTGCGAATTTCGCGTCTCGAAAGTCGCTCGTTCCGAGGGGTGGTTAAAGACCACCTATTATGGCCTGCATGACAACCTTGTGATCCACCCTGGGGCCGATGTCATACAAATAGAGCGGGACCGTTGCATCTGGAATGATTTTGATAAGGGTGGGAATATTGAACTTTCAACTGATAGGTTAACTGCCTTGCATCATTAAGGGGTTTTAGGAGATCTCTATGGCTATGTT